GTTAAAGTTGTAGTACATCGGGCCACCAGTATTGCTGTTGTTCAGTAAGTACTGAGACATCAACTTGGTGCTAATGGGGTTGATAACAGACTTGTTGGTGATGTCTTGAGCATCAATGACCTTGAAGCGAGTACCCGAGCCAGTGAGCACATAGCCGTAGGTACTAGCCAATGTCTCGATCATCAAGGTATCTGTCAAGGCATTCCATGCGTAGGCATCTTCTACTTGTCGTTTGGCATCATTAACCAACTTACCCACAAGCTTAGATAAAGTATTTTCATTAACTGTACTGACTTCAGGTTCGCGCATACGAATCAGAACGTCATTAACCAGTTCAAGGTATGTTGGCAGTGCCATAACTTAGATTCCTTCTTTCTTAAACAATTCAAAGGTACAGATAGTACTGAAAGAGCTACCAGCTTCGTCCTGCATCACCACGGTATCACCTTCCTCAAGCACCACATAAGCCCCTCCATCCATGCGAACGTAGGACTTAGAAGCGATAGTACCATTATGGACATAGATGTCGGCAGATGCGCTAGAGTCTCTCCAGTAGGCAGAAACACTCTTGGTAGATCCTGAGTTATTAAAGATATACATCAAGTTCCACTTAGCGAAGTAGCCAAGAGGAACTGTGTAGATCGTTGTAGCCGTAGCTGCTGTGAGGTTAACACCTACCGATACTGGGCGTGTCATTTTGACTTCTTCTTCTCTTTATTCTTCTTGGTACGCTCACCGCGCTCAGGCTTACTACGTCCTTCGCTACCGCTGGCCTCGGACAAGGCAATCGCAACTGCCTGCTTCTGAGGTTTACCTTCCTTGACCATCATGGAGATGTTCTCGGATACTGTCTTGTCTGACTTGCCTTTTTTGAGTGGCATATTAACCTCCAATAGTCCAAGGCGTACCAGTGGCCTTTTTAGGAGCCTTCTGGTCGGCAATGTTTGCGGCCAGAGCAGCTTCAGCAGATGCCACGCCTTCATCACCCAAAGAAGCCTTAACCCAACCAATGACGATTTCTTCAGTCAAGTTGGCATAAGGGATCAGGTTTACATCGTCTTCTTTTGTGAAGCCTACTGTGCCATATGAGCCAGCAGAGAACTCACCGTCAACAGCAGAGCAAATCCAATGTGCACAATTTACGAAACCGTCAGCAGTGTCACGGTCAAGGGTAGAGATTTTCCAAGTGGTTGTCATGGTTGTTTCCTTAGTTAGATTCCAGTGCATTGACTCGGGCGGTCAGGGCGGTGATGATGGCTTGCTGCTCTTTGATTGCTGCTGTCAGTGTGGCAACCAAGAAGCTGGTGTCGATGCCTTGGTACTGAGGATTGCCGTCTACATCCACTGCGTCCTTCTCACCAGTCACACACTGCGGAACCACGGCTTGAAGTTCATGAGCAATGAAGCCTTCACCGTCAGAGCCATCTGCTTTCCACTTGTAGGTGCAGGGCTTGAGCGCCGCGACCTTTGCCAGAGCACCAGTCATCGGCTGGATGTCTTCTTTCAGGCGGTAATCGGAAGATGTGTTGTAGGCTGTGGAAGACCCGTTTGTTTTAATTGCGCCAATCTGCCCATTAGGGTTGCGGAAAATACACGGGTAACTATCACCAGTTGTGTTCGCAACCGCTAGCATGGCAATGTTTGCGCCACCGGCTTCGTTGCTCAATTGCAAAGTCGCACTGTCGGTATTGCTAGTACGCCCCACCAGCAAGCGACCGCTGGAGTCGATACGGGCGCGTTCGGCGATGTTTGTTTCTGCTGTGCCACCGCCGCCGTTGGTTGCAAAAACGATGTTTCCCGCAGAACTTCCGCTGCGCAGCGTGTAAATTTTTGCGTTAAAGTTGTCGGCAGCAAAAAAACCAATCCCCGCTTGAGAGTTGGTGGTGAAGCTGACGTTCTGAATGTACGTGCCCGACATCACCGAGGTGCTGGCGCTGTCTTGGTAGACGTGAAGTCTGGCGGAAGGCGAACTCGTCCCAATACCCACGTTACCAGAGGTATCCACACGCACTCGCTCGGAGCCGCCTGTGTAAAAGGTCATTGGCGTGTACGTACCTGCTCCCCTGAGATTGGAGCGAATAGTTACTTCTGTACTGATATTTGCCAAAGTTAAAGTTGAACCAGTGGTTACAGCAGAATCACTTTCTAAAGATATTTGAGCAGTTGTCCCTGTTCCATTGGGGATGACTTCAAAAGTGGTTGCGCCATTCGTTGTGCTTGTTTGAAGCGCCACACGATTAGCAGGAGTTGCATTGCTGAAGTCACCAGTGATGCGGTTGCCTGTGCTTGTAAAAGCTAAGTTGCCAGAGTCTGTTATAGAAGTTACAGAAGCAGTTCCCCCTGAGACGTTGGTTGCGGTGGTGGCTGTTGCGGCATTACCTGTAATGTCAATACCCCATGAACCAGAAGCATCTCCACCAGTTCGTGTGGGTACGTTTAAGTTAGTACGTGAAGTAGCTGTACTAGCAACATCAGATAAGTTGTTAGCAGTAAGTAACACACCAGCAGCAGACACATAAGCAGCTACCCAAGAAGAGCCTGTGTAGACCTTCATTACGTTAGAGCTTGTGTTGAAGTACAAAGCGCCTGTCAACAAAGCATTACCATCGTTATCCAGTGTTGGATCAGACGATTTTGGGCCTAAGTAGCGGTCATCAAAGTTATCATAAGCAGACAAAGCAGCATCACGAGCAGCTTCAGCAGCAGTTTGAGCAGCACTTGCGCTAGACGCAGATGTAGACGCAGCAGAGGCACTAGCGGCTGCGTTAGTAGCTTGAGTAGTGGCTGTAGATGCGCTAGAAGAGGCAGAGCTTGCAGAAGAAGCAGCGGCTGTGGCAGACGAAGCTGCATTAGTAGCTGAAGTAGCTGCGTTAGACGCAGAAGTGGATGCAGCAGATGCTGACGAAGACGCAGCAGAGGCTGATGTAGAGGCGCTCGATGCACTTGAAGAAGCGTTCGAGGCAGAAGTGGATGCAGCAGAAGCCGAAGAAGAAGCAGAAGAGGCAGAACTTGCAGCCGAGGACGCACTAGAAGCAGCATTTGTAGCGGCTGTCTCAGCGTTAGTCTCGGCTGTTTCTGCATTGGTTTCAGCAGTCTCTGCATTAGTTTCAGCTAACTCTGCTGCTGTTTGAGCAGCCAAAGCAGCGTCACGGGCTGCTTGAGCATCAACTACAAACTCTTGGAACTCTGTGGTGTCCGAGTCAGAAGTAGCAGTACCTGTACCACCGGGGCCGCGATAGATTGTCATTTGAGTTCCTTATTAGTCTTCTTAACTTGTTTAACGACTTTAACTATTGTCTCTTGTTGCTGCTCAGTAGGGATAATCTCATACCATTCAGGGTTATCTCTAAAGCTCTTAATATCTACTTCACGAGTTACCGTAGCAATAGTCTGTGGTCTAGTGCTATGCTTCATTTGAAAGCTTACCATTGGTGTATCTCCTTTATTTATTACTCACAGTGTAAGTAGTAAAGAAAAGAGAGGCCCGAAGGCCCCTCCCTTAATCAACTATCAAGCCGCAGAAGCGTCCACAACGATTGGAACGCAACCGTAGTCACGCAGTTCGCCAACGCCGTACAGGGTGTCAGCAGTGAACAAGTTACCGAGGTATTCTTGTTTGTACTGAGTCTGAGCGCGAACGCCGATCTGCTCAACCAACACAGCCCAGTCGCGGTGGAACATCAAAGCCACACGGTCAGAAGCAGTGTTACCAGCAGCGGTATCGCAGTTGGTGGACACGTACACTTTAGTGCCGTAGATGTCGCCAAACTCACCGTTCATCAAGGTAGTACCGTTACCTTTGAAGGCTTGCTCGGTGAAACGGTTGATGCCCAACATAGAGTTACGAGCAACAGGAGGAACCACCAACGAACGGCCATCCATAGGCACGTCTTGATCGTCCAGCAACTGGATAGCTGCGCGGATACCAGCATCAGCGATGTTGGCAGCGTTAGACGAAGAGTAGGTGTAAGCAGCGCCAGTAGAACCGATGATACCACCAGAGTACTGAGCGTTAGCGGAGTTACCGCCACGAGCAGCA